AATGGCGGATCCGTTGTGTCTTCGCGTTTGTCCAGCACCAAGAAGGCGCTAAGTGGATCGGGCAGGTCAACGACGACGCTGGCTTCAGCGATGCTTTGCTTGCCGCTGCTGTCTTCAAACTTGACGAGGTATTCACCTTCGACCATTGGCACAATCGCCTCGGTGCTATAACCAGGCACTGCAGGGATGAGATCCTGCGAATTAGTCCATGTGCCAGTGCCGTCTGTGATGCTGGTGTGGCGGATGTGAACGCGACCGCCGATCTTCACGTCAAGATCAGTCGAAGCATCCCAACGCAAACGTGCAGAGTTGGCGCTGATCTGCTCAATCGTCAGATTCTGTACGTTGGCCGGCTCGGCTAACTTGCCGCGTGCTGATACATCCAGACGTGCTGGTTGCGCTGATGACCGCAATCCAGCATTAACGCCATAGATCAATACTTCGTAGTCGCCAGGTGTGGTGTCATAGATGACGTATTCCTGGGTGGTGACATAACTCTGCGCCCAGTTGCCGTCTACTCTTCGCCATTGCACCAGGTACTGCACAGCATTGGTGCGCCCGTCTTCATCAATGGATGCGAGCCAGTTGATGATGAGTTTGGACAGCACTTGTCCCGCTTCCTCGTACAACACCTCTTGGGAGGTCGGCGCACGTGGAGCACTGGCTGGTTTGTTGAGGTCAGTGATGTCGCGTTCTTCTAGTGCTGTGCCGCGTTCGATGTAGTCGTACTTGCTGGCGTTATAGGCAATGGCGCTGATGGCGTAGTTGCTGCCGTCTTGCTCTTGAACGGTGAGCACGCGCCACGTTGATGTTTGGATGTTGCTGGTCTGGTAGATCCAGACGCTGTTGACATTGGGCGCGGCTGAAAAAGCCGATGATACCGTGATTACATCACCGGCAATGGTTGAGATGGTGCGTGTCTGAACGCTGCCATCAGGCATGATCACAGACAGCTCAGCGCCTGCTGCTGTTAGTCCAGTGGCATCATCCACCGTGATGGCCGTGGTCGTTGCAGCAGAGATGCGACCGCCGCGACGTGCGCCAGTCCGCACAGGATCGGCCACCTCGATGATTTGCCCAGGGCGTACCAGCACGCCAGCATCAATCGAGGCAGTGAAGCTGATGATTTCGCTCTCGTAGCGCTCCGAGTACAACAGCCATTCACCGATGCGATACGCCTGTCCACGACTGGTGCAAGCGAAGGCGCTGATTTCAGTTTTGACGACGCCGTATTTCTGGATGGCTTCTGCGTCTTCTACGACTTCGTAGGCAATGTCGCGGCTGTTGAGATTGAGGTAGCTAACAACGCAAACCGTGGGGCGGGTCTTGCGGCTGCCGCCTTGATAGCTGAAACCTTCTTCTGTGACATTTGCCAGCGTGAACAGATAGGCGGTATCAGCGGGCTTGTCTTGGCTGATCGTGAGTGCTCCAGTGCTCCAGTACGGCATCACCCGCATTACTGAGCACATGTCGTTGATCAGCTTGTACGCATCTTCTGCGGTTTGGATGTTGACATTGCAAGAGAAGCGCGGCTCTTGCCCGCCGAAGCCATCGGGCACCAGTTCGGAGCAATACTGACTGGCGGCGTAGAAAGCGAACTTATCAAGCTGCGCGGCTTCAATGTGATCACCAAAGCCATAGCGCGTTGATGTGAGCAAATCCCACAGGATCCACGCTGGATCGCTGCACCATTGCGCTGCGCCGAATGTGCCGTTCCAGATGCCGGCGTAAATCAGCCTGCCGGTGACGCTATCAACGGTGGCATTGCTTGGAATTTGTACCTTGATGCCACGAATCAGATAGGACCGTGATGGGATGCGGTTGAACTGCTCGGCATCAACACGCAACCACGCCAATGCACTATTTGGGTAGCGCAGTTTGGCGTAGATGATCTCGGTATAGCTTGTCCAGTTGAAGGCGTTGACTACTTTGGGGTCAGTGCTATCTGGCCGGTCGCGTTCAACCTTGATGTCGATTGGGTAGACGCTGGCAAGGTTGATCAAGTAATCGCGCTGATAAGCATCACCAGTGCGTCCGCTGATGGTGTCGGTAACAGCCAAGTTGTAGCCGCCGCCGTTGTACTGCACGTAAATGCGCAGCCCCACTTGTGACCCGAGCACATCGCCTTCGTTGGTGAAGGTTTGCAGTTGCGGCACCGTGATCGTGATGCGTGCAGCATTAACGTTTGTATCCGTAATGGATCGAACGACGGGCGACGCATATTGCACCTCAACGCCTACAGCCTTCTCATCCTCTACGTCAGATGTGCCAGGGATATAGGACTGATTCTGCGTGCCATTGCGCGTGGCAATGGAGACGTTCTGAAAGTTGTATGTACCGTCTGCATTTTGCAGCGGTGTGTTATCAATGAAGATGGATTGATAGCCGTTCTTCAGTCCTTCAATCTCGCCTTCGCTAATCAGATCGAGGACTTGCGCATATTGCTTGGAATTAAGGCTGTCGGTTTCAGTTGTAGGCGTACGCGGCGCGGACCGCAGAACTGCACCACCAAGACCTTTGCCGCCGCCACCACCAGCGCCATAGATGCGTGCCATCAGCCGTACACCTCTACGGTGTCAATACCAGCCGAGATGGTGACAGAGCCAACCAAGGTCTCGCCATAGACGATTGGCACGGGTGTGCCTTGCCTGCTGGTGTTTTGGATGCCGCTGAAGCTGTAGCTTTTGCGGGGATCGTTGTTGTCTTGTGGTGTGCCGGGTTGGTTGATCTTTGGTGTGGGAGTGAGCAGTCCAGCGACGCCGCCGAGCACAAGGCTCACGCCAATACCAGCCAGAACAGTGCTGACTGCGACAGGCGCAGCAAGACCAAGCAATCCGATAGTTGCACCGCCAGTGAAAAATGCACCGGCAATCAATGCAGCCCCAATCAAAATACGCCCCACATTGCCACCAGCACCCACTAGCACCGGCACGATCTTGATCTCTTGCTGCCCCGCTGGATCATGCAGCTCATCCATGGTTAGTGCATATTTCCCCACACTGACGCGGTAGTGCTGATCCGCCATGTGCTTTTCAAGCTGCGGGAAGTTCACCACCAGAAAACGCACGGCTTCAGCAGCGCTAGCCACATCAGCCTCGAACACACGCTGGCCGAGAAACTTGGCAAGTCGTCCATATACCCGGATCTTCCGCAGCATGATGCAACTCAGCCTCCACCCATGGTAACGAAGTCGGGATGGCGCAGCCTATGGCCAGTGCATTTCTGAAGCCAGCCGCCACCGCCGTACAGATCACGACTGCTGAGTCGTCCGCGCAAGTGGTGAAGCACCATTCCGTCGCCGATGTAGACGCCGCAGTGGTTCAAGCCGCTGCCTGAGATGTTCATCAGCAGGAAGTCGCCTTTTTGCAGCTCTTGCTCCTCTTCCAGCTCGCGAAAGCCAGCCTCGCGCCAGCAGTCATCGAACATTGGTGCCGCTTCAAACTGCTCTGGTGTTAGCGGTCGCTCCCAATCTGGGAGGTGTAATCCGTGCTCGGCGTACCAGTCACGCGCCAGCGTCCAGCAGTCGCTGATGCCCCAAGTCCATTGCCTGCCGATCAGCGGCGCCCTGTAGCCGCTTGGCTGGCATTCGCCCCAGCCGCCGGTCTTCGGATTCCAGATGTGCCACGGCAACCCGCTTGCCTCGCAGGCCATTAGATCCGGCTGGCTTGGCGTTGGTGGCGTGCTTGGATGCGAGTGGAACACCGCGACGATTTCGCCGGCATCTTCGGCGGCTGCGTAGTCGACAGGATCGAGGATGAACTGATCGGTGCCGGTGCTCAGGTTGCGACATGGCCAGTAGCGTTCGCGGCCTTTGATCACCACCACAAGCCCGCACGCCTCACGCGGCACATCACCGCGTGCATGATCCATTGCAGCGTGCTTCCAGGTCATCCCGTAAACGCTCCGATACCGGGGTAGCTGCCAAAAGGCAACTCAGCCGTAGCGCCAAAATGCGCTTTGCAGTCAGTCAATGTCTTGAGGCAGGTCGGCAGCCCGCCGCTGTAGCCACATTCGGTTGACTTGTATACCCACTGGCAGATGTTGGCGATGCATTGCCGTTTAGGTGCGCTGACGCCAGCAAGGTCAAAAGCGGCCGCAAGCTCAAACTCGACTACCTCGCGGTTTTCGATGGTTTTGCGATCGACGTAGTAGATCTCACGCGGAAACTCCGCCGTAGGGTCGGGACTGTAGGGGCTAGTGCCACCAGGGAAGTTTGCGGCGTCGATGTAGCGAGCCAACGTGCGGATGCGTGTGAACTTGGCACCTTCCAAGCCGTCAGGCAACGTCAGCAGCAGTGCCGTAATGGTGCTGAGGATGTTGCTGACGCGGATCTTGGGGCGCGGGAGCTGACCATTGCCGCTGTATTCAAAACCGTCAGCCTCGACAGGAAAACGCTGATAGCTATTGCCATTCCACACCACCTCGCCATTGTTGTTAAGGCTGGTGCCAGCGTGGAAGCGGTAGGTGTCGCTTGCGCCATGCTGGGCAGTATTTAGCTCCAGCTCAAACAGCTCGATGACCGCGCCGGGGGCTATCTCCTGCAGTGCTGAGACGGGTACGGTCATGGCTCAAATACCTGCCGGAATGTTGCCGTGATCGTTGCGCGTCCGGTATACGGGATGGTCTTTTGCCATGTTTCGCACACCCACTTAGCGGACGACTCGCCCGGTGGTGTCCAGTCAAAACTGGCGCCATCAGCAGCGCGTGCATCTAGAAATGCCTCGATGGTATCGCTATTGGCCTCTGTGATGTTTTGCCAAGTCAAATCCCACGTCTTTGGATTCTGGTTCAGGCCAAATGTGATCCGTTGTTCGTAGCCATCGCCAAACTGCGTTTTGCGCACCTTGGGCGCTGATGACTTGTTGGCGCCATAGGCAGGCGTGATTGCAGGAAATGTAGCCATTACGCGAGGATGCCTCCAGGTCGCCTTTGCTTGATCAATTCTGCCTGCACTGCAGCAGCAATGGCGCGACCAAGTGCCTGCCCCTCAGGCTGGTTGCCTTGCACGTTGGTGCCGCCTGCGTCGACGTTGACCACGATATTGGCGCCACCGCCAAAGCTGCCAGCGCGTGCAATGCCACCACTGCGACCCGGCATGAATAGTTCAGGTCCACGCTCGCCTACAAGGTATGGCTGCCCAGCCGTGACGGAACCGCCGTTAGCTCGCTGCGGGA